CGGGGGCGGGCCACCCGCTTGTTACCCCATGTAGACGATTGCGAACCAAACAGCAAAAAGAGCTGCAAAGTAAGCAATAATCCACATATGTGCAACAGTATTCATTGCACCCTCCAGAAGAGTTCTTCTCTTCAATCCTAGTGTTTCGTTACACGAGGATCCATTGGCGTTTCAGTGCGAGGTTGCCAAACCTCACTGATTCGCTTAAGTGATTCGTGTCAACATCGGGATTACCGATGAGATTGAAACACTTAAGAAGCGCAGCGTCACCAGCAAGCTGATCACGCCTACGAACAGGGCGAACAACCCAGCGTCTTGATTTAAGACACTGGTACTGTTCACTCCATCCGTTGGCTGACTCTCCATTGCTGAAGGAGACCCAACCAAGCCCCGCATATTGTCTCGTCGCAACGAATCTTCCTTCGATTGCTCTTTCGAGCAATCTGAAAGATCCGATCGACATTGCCGGTAACTCGCCAAGTAGCTTTTCAGCTATTTCGCGTAGATATCGGCAAGTCCCCCAAAGGCCTTTCAGATAAAACTGATTGGCCAATGAGACAAGAGACGCTATGCCATGCGAATCGGTTCTATCCGCGGGAATCTTTCTACGAACGTAGACAGGTGTTACGTCTACTCCGTCGAAAGCGTCCATACCACAGGACTCTCTGAATTTCCCAATCCAGAAAGACTTGTGGCTGTTGACTTTGAATGCGAATGCAGACAAAGTCTCGCAGATAGAGGGTGCCACATCTGCGGGAACAACAATATCGTCCCCGTAGACATACACCCCGCAACTGTACTTCCGTACAGAAACGGGAGTGACGCGCACTCCTGCCTTCTGGATCAAGATCGAAATAACGGCGATATAAAACGCCATTGATTCGATCGGGAAACAGAGGGCTGAACCCATAGACGCAAACTTCCTCAATGGTAAAGTGATGCCATTGGGAAGGCTTGCCCTTGTCGAGCGACATGCAAACACTTGCCTCCTAAATTCGGGGGTAGATGCAAGCATGGACCAGATAAGGCGAGAAGACACTCGGTCGGAAGCTTCAGACATGTCAATGGTGGCTTTATCGCCATCACGAGATGACTGAAGTGCTAGCTTGGCATTTATACTCTGATCACGAAAGTTAACGTGACCAGACGTATACGAACACCGGTGCTCAATCCGGGGTATCAACCAAGCAGCTATCGCTTGCTGTATGTATTGCATGCATACAGGTTCGATAGCAATTACACGAGGCGTCTTCTGGGTCTTAGGGACGAAAACTACCCTCACGGGAGTTTCGTCCCGGGTGATGACCATACGAACTGGATGACTTTCAAACCCATCAGGGAAATTCGAAATCGATCCGATTCCGAATTCACTGAATGGGAATGATCGTTCCAACCTCAGAGGCCAAGAAGGAAACGCATACTTAGCATTTCCTCTTAGACCTTCTGCAGTTGTTCCAGGACCATGCCGAGGAATGAACTGATTATAGGGATCTTCATCCCCGCTAACCAGATCACTCCAAATAATACCGCTGACACGATGAAAAATGTCAGCGAGCTTATAATCGGAGTCATGGGAACGTAGGTCATTCTCACATTGCACAAAGGCGGACTCGGCAGCTTTTTCTCTCGCGCGAGTGCACGGGAGTTTAAGCTTCTTCGCGAATAGACAAATTTGTCTAATCGCAAAGACGCAATCCGGATCCGCCTTGGTGAGGAGTACTCCGTCAGGACCAAAAATCCTCTCCATGTACCCTCCGAGAAATCGGGGGCAGCATGTTCCTCTCCGAAACCGAAATTTCGGAAAGAGAGCTGGTGAGAGGCGACCTCGTTCAAGACATCGTTCGAAATCTTGAGCGAAGGTTGGAAGAGTGATAGTGAGAAAGCTATCACCTTCATTTTCAGTCCTCCGCGTGACACATAAAATGTCACGTTTGGGGTTGGCACCACACCTCATACTACAGTCATGTAGTATGTGCACAAGGATGTCTACGAGGCTTTTCAGATGGCGCTCCTTTCAGGAAGCGGACATCTCCAAGGCCCGTCGATCCACAAAGTTGGTCAAAGTTGACCCGACTTGACGATAGAAGACAAGAACGTCGGATCTGCGCCAGCTGCACCGAGCAATTGCTGCCCGATGTAGTAGCACATCTTCCGATCTATCAGCGTGATAGTGGCCGTATTAGCGATTGGCCCTGTATTAGGGCAATCGAATACGACATAGCACGACTGAGAGAAACTGGTTTTCTCTGCCGGTACGGTCAGACTGGTCATAAGCCCAGAAACGTCAACTCGAAAGTTGAAACGGTTCCGGGTTCGACCATACTGATGACTAGCAGAGAGACGCCAGTCGTTATTGTCAGCATCGAAAAGTCGGTAAGACGAGGTATCACGATCGTTACCAGCTCTCGGATGCCCAACGGGCGTACCAAGAGTGGCGGCGGTCGTGATAACCTGGTTTACAACTAGAGGATCGGCGAGCATCGAGTTATCCTTGTGATAGGGAAAGTTACCTTCGGGTTATCCCGAGGGCAGCGAGGATCCCTAGTTGCCTGAGAGAAAAATCAGGCCACGAGAGACCAAATCCATAAGGAGAGGCCTGTCTTCTCCACTTTTGTATCTCGGAACGAGAATACTTAAGTGAGGAAGAACCAGCGGGAAGGTGAAAACCAAAAGAACCGGTTTTCTCGTCCCAGTGGTTACTAATTATGATTTCAGTGGTGAGATCAATCTCACGCATTGAAAAACAATTAGTCCAGGTTTCGTTGTCGACTGCGTTCGTCGATATGTTCGACATAATGTCGCCCACATTCGAGAACCAATCGATCAACCATGACCACGGAAGGAGTTCCCAGAGTTGTGAGGGCGTAGGATTTTGCCCAAACAGTGCTCTTTTCGCTCTTTCCGTCCACTGCGAAGACCCGATATCTGGGACGTAGTAGCCGAAGCTACCACAATTCCAGGTAGTCGTCGTGTCCATTACAGTGCAGTTATAATCACACTGCCCTGTAAAGTCAAGGGGGTACAAATCAGCGTTAGCGCACCCGAGAGGGCCGCCAACGATGAACCCCTTTAATCGAGAGTCGCCACCAATGGTGGTATCATCAAGCCTGCCAAATGGCGAGCTTAAAGAACCCTCGAAGGCATCGACGATCGCAGTGCTGGTCTTCTTCGACTCACGACGTCGGACTATCAACCCATTGTTATCTCGAAGCTTCTT